CGAAAGGATAGGGCGAACCGGCGATGCGCTTGCAGGTGGCCTCGCAGACGCGAGGGAAGCCGCTGCAAAGCTCAATCTCGCCAAGGAAGAACGCCTGGCGGCTATCAACACGGCGCTTGAAGCCAAAATGGCGCTGATCGACCGCCGCCGCGATGATCTCAAGGCTGAACGTTCAGCAGAAATCGCCCGGCATGATGAAGCCATGGACGCGCTGCGCAATGCAGATACGGCAGCATCGACCAAGGAAGCGAACGTGACAGCAGCCGCAGAACGCGACCGGCAGACGGTGATTGACTGGCACGCGGCGGAAATGGCGGCGAATGACCGCCTGGCGCGCGGCATGGCGCTGGCGCTTGAGGAAGTGAGGGGATCAGCGTGACGCCGCGCCAGACAGGCACATACAGCCCGCGTGAGCTATACGATTTCATTCACGGACTGCATTACGGCAAGGTGACATGGATTGCCGACGCAGTAGCAGGAAAATTCAAGCGCCCGGATCACGAAATAGACCGGGTGCGCGGTGAGGCAGACAAGCTATGAGGCCAAATGGCCGGAAGGGGTTCCAAGTGGCACTGATTGACAGATACGACCGGGTTTCAGAAGATCACAAACCCGTGAACTACGGGATGAATCCAGCCTTCGTGCAGCGAGTTTATGCCGCACGTCGGGCAGAAGCGGCCAAGCGTGAAGCCGCAGAAAAGGCTGAGAAGAAACGCGCCGCAGCGCTGGCCATGCAGATAGAGGCGCAACGGATGGCGGCAGACGCAATCCAGGCCGAAGCCGAACGTGAGGCGGAAATCGCTGGCAAATTCGCCGTGGCCAAGGAAAGCCGGATGGTCGGAACGGAAATCCTGCGGTTGATCGAAAGTATCACCGGAATCGACCGCAATGTCATCATGGGCAAAACCCGGTCGCAAAACATCACGCGGGTTCGCTGGGATGCGATCTGCATCATCAAACACCTGCGGCCAGACTACAGCCTGCCAGCCATCGGGCGCGTCATGGGATGGCGGCACCACACAACGATTTTGCACGCGCTCGAAAAGCGCGGCTGGACCGGAACAGGCTGGCGCAACGGCCTGCCGGAACTGGCAACGCCGGAACTCAGGCAGTTGATTTCTTGAAGCAGGAGCAGAAAATGAAAGCACTAGTTTGCGGCGGGAGATACTACGACGATTGGGGACGATTTTGTTCGTTTTTGGATCGCCTTCACGCAGAATCTCCCATAACTGCCATCATAGAGGGCGGCGCGCCTGGCGCGGATCATCTTGCAATGACGTGGGCGGCAAGAATGCGCATTCCGCGCCAGCGGTTCAATGCAGATTGGGATAAGCACGGCAAGGCTGCGGGGCCGATCAGAAACCAGCAAATGCTAGATGAAGGCAAGCCTGATATTGTGGTTGCTTTCCCCGGAGGAAATGGAACCGCAGACATGGTTTCGCGCGCCAAGGCGCAGGGCTTCAAGGTTATTGAAGTATTTTGATTTCGTAACCATTCAAACAGGAGAACGACGATGAAAATCAGTGACAAGGAATTGAAGGCAGCTTTGGTCGGATTTCAATCACGTGGCACATTCGAGGACTGCATGCGCAAAGCCCTCGAAGCCGCCTACACCGTGCGCGCAGCCCGCAAGGCTGCAAAGCGCGCCAAGGCAAAGCCGTCAGTCCTTGACGAAGATCAGCAAGAGGCGTTGGGCAAGCCCAAACAGCCGGAACACCGGTTCAAGGTTGGCGACAGGGTGGTGCATAGTAATGGTGCATATGGAGCTGGCGTAGTTGAGAAAATCGACACAAGTGATATTGATAACCCATATGAGGTGAGGCTCGATAGTGGCTTAGTTTGCAGGCCTTATCACGCATTTTTATCGCCAGAATCCGTCAAGCCCGAATGGAACGGCAAGTTCGAGGTCGGGAAAGCATACCGGACGCGCGACGGACGGCGTGTAGATTTGGATGAAAATCGGAGAGCCTCTGAGAAATATCCCCTTGTTGGAAGAATAACCGGGGTGCACGGTCAGCGCACTTGGACGGATTCCGGTTTTATTCAACGCTACACAACGGACGGTTTTGACCTCATCTCCCCGTGGGAAGACTAACCCGTGACATGCTACCTCATCCCCGTATATGCAAACACATTCGGAAAGAAGGATCGTGACATCATGGCCAAGCGCGGACCAAAGCGGAAGGAAGGATTGCCACGCGAACCAAACGGGCGGCAGGTTCGCAACCAAGAGCACATTTCCGGCGTTGAACTGCGCATCCGCGTTTTTGGCTTGTCACCATCAGACGCAATGGACCAGAAGGCCGGTTCATTTGTCGGCAGGCTGCGCATTGCGGGCCAGAACAAGCGTCCAGAAGGCATAGACGAGCGTGAATATAACGCAGCCTTGCGCTATTTCGAGCTATACAACATGAACTTGAGGGCAATCGGCGCTGAGGGTGCTATCCATGAACGGGGCGAGGGACCGTCTATAGCGGCAGACGAAGATGAACAGGCTAAGGCTGTTGCGAACATCAAAGCCCGCTGGAAAGCCGCCCAAGCCGCCGTGCAGGCAAAGCAAAATGAATGCCGCGAAAATCTATTCGCCGCGCTTGAATATTGCGTCATCAGGGATTGCTCTTTCGTCAATATGGTTGGCACGCTCCGCTTGGCCTTGAATGCGCTGGCCACCCATTTTGAGGGCAACCGCAAGGCGCAGCAACGCGCGGCTTGACAAGCAAGTGAAATCGCTGCAAATTGTCAGAAATTCTAGGGTGGCGCTTTGCGACCCGGACGGTTTGGCTAAAGGGGAGACGCTTTCCCGGTGTGACGCATCCGCGGACGCGACCACCAGCCAATTCAATTTAGGCGTTGTGCGTTGAAGCGGCTCCAGAGCCTTGCCGGAAACGGCATAGACGCAATCGGCGATTTGCCCGCCTAATTCAATTCGCTAGCGCTAATTGGCGCTGGCAACGAGAAGCGAGGCGTTGACACGCGTGTAGGAAAAGCCGGTTAGCGGGCAAAGGGATGTCAATCTCGCCGCTGGACAAATACCCCTGCTCGCTCGGTCCGTTTTTCTCGGCTTTCAGGAAGCCGCTATTGCGTGCAAGCGTTCAATGGCGGGTAAACCGAGCCTCGCCAACTATCAGCCCGCAAGGGCAAACAGAACCGGATGGAACAACAGGCCCCCGTGGCGAAACGGTAAACGCAGGCGGCGATTCCCCGCACACATTGCAGGTTCAACTCCTGCCGGGGGCCTGCCATCCGGGCAAACACATCGGCAAGCACAACTCCTGAAACTGCCGCCCGGCAAGGCGGGACAGCCTGTGATCGTCCGGACAGCCCGGCGCGTTTGATGCTTGCCAGTCACTGCAATGGCGCGCAATCACAGGAAGCCGGGTAAATCGGAGACAAGCGAATGAAGCTCACATTCACATGGAATGAAACCACGGGCGAAGCGGTTGCTTCCAAAGCCGACTTGAAGCGCATTCATGAGGCGGTTTCCATTACCGAAATGGATTTCCTCAGGGACTGCATCTACATCGTCACCGAGGAATACAACAAGGCGCTGGAAGAATGGCGCGCTGATTTCGGTCAGCGCCGCGCCCAGGCAATGGCAAAGCGCGAGGCCGACCATGTTTGAATACGCCATATCGAAAGGCCCAGGCACGTTGATTGATTACGGGGTGCGCACGGCGGCATCAATGAACCATCATGCCAACACGCGCGAATCCATAGAATTCGGTGCAAACGGAGACATATGGGCAAATCTTGAATCTGGATCTCAAATCCTATTCTGCCCTGCCTCTCCAGACTGCGAAACAGGCGAATAACCAATGACAGACGAACCGCCTCGCTCAGAAAAAGGCCAGTTTCTACAGGGAATTTCAGGAAACCCTGCAGGAAGGCCGAAAGGCGCACGCGCAAAGCTGGGTGAGCAATTCATTGAGGACATGCAAGTCGCATGGGAGCGGGAAGGCGCGTCGGTCATCAACCGCGTGATGGCAGATCGACCGCAGGACTTTCTCAAGGTGATTGCCTCGCTCTTGCCGCGTGATTTCAACCTCAATGTTTCTCAAGTTGACGGGATGACGGATGACGAACTTATCCAGCGCATCCGCAGGCTCGATTCCGCCATCCGACCTTTCCTTGATGCTGAGGGAACAGGCGGAGCTTTTGGCGGAACTGGACAGACGGCAGCGCACTAGCATTCTGGCGCGATACAAGCCTTACGCAAAACAGATCGAATTTCATGCATCCGGCGCGAATTTCCGCGAACGGTTGTTTATGGCGGGCAACCAGCTTGGCAAGACGCTGGCAGGTGCGGCAGAAACCGCAATGCACCTTACGGGGAAATATCCCGCATGGTGGACAGGAAAGCGGTTTGATAGGCCAGTTGTTTGGCTGGCCGGTTCAGAAAGCTACGAGCTAACCCGCGATGGCGTCCAGCGCCTTTTGATAGGCCCGCCAGCGCAAGAGGAAGATTGGGGGACCGGGTTTATACCAGGCGCGGCGATTGTCGCCACAACGCGCCGTAGCGGCGTTTCCAATGCTATTGATTCTGCGACGATCCGCCATGCAAGCGGCGGGCTTTCGACCATCTTGTTCAAGGCGTATGAACAAGGGCGCGGCAAGTGGCAGGCGAATACGGTCGATGGTGTTTGGTTCGATGAAGAACCGCCGGAGGACGTGTATTTCGAGGGCATAACCCGAACCAATGCGACGAAGGGCATCGTGTTTGTGACCTTCACGCCTCTCAAGGGCATGTCGTCCGTTGTGGCGCGCTACATTCTGGAAAAGTCTGAGGATCGTTCAGTCGTCACCATGACGATTGACGATGCAGAACATTACACGCCGGAGGAACGCGCAAGGATTATTGCCAGTTACCCGGCGCACGAGCGAGAGGCGCGGACAAAAGGCATACCTGCATTGGGGTCTGGCCGGATTTTCCCGGTGCTTGAGGAAAACATCACGGTTGAGCCGTTCGATATTCCAAAGCATTGGGTGCAGATCGGCGGGCTTGATTTTGGCTGGGACCATCCTACTGCGGCGACAAACCTTGCATGGGACCGTGACGCGGACATTGTTTATGTCACAAAAACGCACAGGCTTAGGGAAGCAACGCCGATAATGCACGCGGCGGCGGTAAAGCCCTGGGGTATTTGGCTCCCATGGGCATGGCCACATGACGGAAACAACGACACGGCAGCGGGCGAGAACCTCGCCAGTCAGTATCGTGAGCAGGGTTTGAACATGTTGCCTGACAGGGCGACATTTGATGATGGGTCAAACAGCGTCGAGGCCGGGCTGATGGAAATGCTCGACCGGATGCAAACGGGCCGCTGGAAGGTGTTTCGCACCTGCCATGAATGGTTCGAGGAATTTCGGCTTTACCATCGTAAGGATGGCAAGGTTGTAAAACTTCGGGATGATACGATTTCATCGAGCAGATATGCATTGATGATGAAGCGCTATGCTCAGGCACAGCCGACAAAACGGGCAGACCCGCGCGGGCGCGTCATTGAAGGGGCATGGATGGGATGATGGCGGAAGCAAAGAACGACCCATCCGAAATTGCAGGCGAAGGCCGCAAGGAATACGAGCGC